AATTGCAGTGCTCAATTGGGCCAGGACTGCGAATGGTTAGGTGATCTAAATTTCAAGCCGGAACCACGATTTGTTAAGACTTACGGTGCTTTTTCTACCTTTGCATATTTTGTGAACATCAAAAGCATTCAAAAAATACTTGATTTATTCAACGAGCACCTACACACTAGCATAGGGATTGATTGGCTATTTATAAAATTGCAACCTCAGCTTCAATGCTTCGCTTTTGTGCCCGGATGCGTTAAACAAATGGATAATAAAAGCGATATTGGCGACGGAATGACAATATTTTCAGGGTTTTCTAAACTTAACGGAACGCTTGAAAATTCCAGATATTGGTATCAAGAAAACATGAACGATTTTAACCCCCAAACCTTCAGATGGAAATGAAAAAGGAAGACGCAAAAAAGAAAATTAAGTTTCATAAAAAAAGGCTATCGTTTTATAAAAAGAAACTCAAAGAATGCAAAGAAATTGACAAAATAGTAGGATTTAATATTTTAAAATGCAAATAAAACATAGAATACAATTAAACAGACTTATGCCAAAGCGGAAACTAACCGGCGTTGAAGTAGGAGTTGCTAGTGGTTTGTTCGCCAATGATATGTTGATGAATTGGAAAATTGAAACCCTCTATTTAGTGGACGTTTGGCGGTGTATTCCGTTTCAAAAGGGCGATGCGTCCGCGCCGCAAGCATGGCACAAATTCAACTTTGAAAGTATGCGGCGAATTATGGCAAATCACAATAAGAAAGCTATCATTTTGGCAGGCTTTTCCGTTGATATGGCGGTAAAAATTAAAGATCAATCTTTGGACTTCGTTTATCTTGACGCCGATCACAGTTACGAGGGTGTATTGGCTGATTTAATGGCGTGGTTTCCGAAATTGAAGGATGGCGGATTGATTGCCGGACACGATTATTTAAATGTGGCATACGGAGTAAATCAAGCGGTACATGATTTTTGCGAATTTTGTTACAAGCCTATTTTAATACCCGAGCACAAAGACGAAGACGCGGGATTTTATTTTATAAAGACTTAAAAATTATGTTGATACCATTTACACAATTACACCAAAAATATAAATTCACGCCCCGTGGGGTGGTCCATGTAGGAGCACACGAAGGACAGGAATTAAACGAATATCATAAAATTGGCGTTGAAAAAATGATATTTATAGAGGCGTTGCCTGAAATTTATACGCGCCTTGTCAAACATTGTGAGCCATACCCGGAAGTTCTTTGTTTTAATGAGTGTATCGGCGCTGTTGATAATGAATTGATTACTTTTCATGTAGCCAATAACGACGGTCAAAGTAGTTCATTTCTTGAACTTGGAACACATTTGCAAATGCACCCCGATGTTAAATTCATTAAAGATTTAATGTTAAAAACAACGCGATTAGATACCCTTTTAAATGGACTTGATAAAGAGTATGATTTTTTGAATATGGACATACAGGGCGCTGAGGGTCACGCGCTGCGTGGGCTTGGCTCGCTATTAGATCAATTCAATTATCTTTATTTAGAGGTCAATAAAACCGAAGTTTACAAGGGGTGTATGCAAGTCGAGCAGATAGATGAATTTTTACATGAATTCAAGCGAGTCGAAACACTTTGGCCCGGGTCATGTACTTGGGGTGATGCTTTTTACATAAGGATAATTAAGTTGATATGAAATATTTTAACGACTTTGCATCTTATGTTTTTTGGATTACGTTTTTCACGTTTATTGTTTTATTTTTTATTAATTATGAATATGAACATAGAAATTATTATGATCGTACATGGAAATATAAAATTCATGGATGTGGTAGTGTGGTTTCTTGGTGGACAATGACAAATGAATATAAAATTGATTCAAATAATTTTATACATTATACCAATATGAAGGGGGTGAAAAAATCAGAACACATGAAGGGAATTTGTGGCATAGAACTAATTAATCCATGATTGAAGCCTTCATAATTTGCTGGAATGAAATCGAAACTATTCAACTTACAATAGATCACTATAAAACATGGTGCGATAAAATCACATTTTATGATAATTATAGCGACGATGGAACCCCGCAGGCTATTTTAAAAAGCGGTTGCCAGTTAGTCCCGTTTGGCACCAAAGGAAAATTAGAAGATGAGCAGTACAAGCATATTAAAAACACTTGCTGGAAAGATTCAAATGCTGATTGGGTTGTGGTTTGTGATTGCGATGAAATAATTTGGCATCCTATTATTAAAACGGTTTTAATGGTCGAATTACACGCTGGAAACACCGTTTTTAAATCGGTCGGCTGGGATATATTTAGTAATGAAATGCCGAACAATTCTTTTTTTGAAATCACCAACGGGATAGCGTCGGAAAATTATTCGAAGCTGGCGGTCTTTTCGCCAAAGATAAAATCAATAAATTACGTTTGGGGCTGTCACGTAGCCGACCCCGTTGGTAATGTTAGATATTGCGGTCAAAAGCTATTATTATTTCATTACAGAAACATTGGCGGGGCGCAAAGGCTCGTTGACCGGCACGCTATTTACAGGCCGCGAATGTCAAAGAAAAATATACAGTACGGTTTGGGTATTCATTACACTTACGATGATGACAGAAGAGAAAAAGACTGGAACGAACAATATAATAGGGCGCGCAATTTCGATATTGACCGGGATTTTAAACCGTTTGTTCAGATTCAATGAAAAGATAAGCGCCATCCGTATGGAAGCGTGCGGGAAGTGCGATAAATTAGGCCATGATTCAAAGATAAATGAAGACTTTTGCAAGGTCTGCAACTGTATATTAGAATTTAAAACCAGGAGTAAAAAAGAAACGTGCCCGCACCCAAAGGGCAACCGGTGGATAGTATAATTTTACTTTATTGTCTAAATGATTAAATTACGCGTGTCATTAATTTAGAAAGAACTTTACCACAAATAAAACTTTGGTAAAAATTTCTATATTATGGCTAAGAATTCCAAGCAGAAACCGATAACGACGTCAACGTTTCAGACTTTAAATGCTTTTAACCTAGTCCAAAAAACGGCCGTTCCTGAATCCAAACTAGACAAGTCCGAAAAAATCACCGTTTGGGAATTGTCAGGGGCTAACAACAATAATAATTTTCCTCAACAATTACTGCAAAACGTTTATAATTCACCAGTCGGAAGCGCGGCTATTGATCTTTGGCAAGAGTTTGTTGAGGGCGCCGGGTTTGTTTCTGATGATACCGGTAAAATAAAGGTCAACAAGGCCCAAGACACGAACGACTTGCACGCGCTTGTCAGTGCTGATTTGGCGTCGATGTGGGGACTATCTATCCAGGTTGGATATAACGCCAATGGTGAAAGAACAGAGTTTAGGCACCTACCATTTGAAAGCGCACGGCTTGGAATATTAGATAAAAACGGGCGCACTGATAGGATTTATTATAATCCATATTACGGAACCCCGGACTATGACAAAAAGTTTACTCAATGGTATTATGATTATGACCCGGAACCCGAAAAAGTAAAACAACAAATGGCCGATCACCAACAATTAAGGATTGATAAAAAAGTTGATTTTGCTTATCCGGGGCAAGTCTATTGGTTTTCAATAGAGCGACCACTTGCAAGGATTTACCCGCAACCATTTTACTTTTCGGCCATTTCATGGTTTCAAGTAGACGCAGCTATTCAAAAATTTCATTCTCGCAATATTGATAATAACTTTTTGTTATCTGTTTTAATCAACAAGTACGGCGACCCGGACACACCGGCCGGCCCAAAGGACGACAAAGAAAATTTTACTAGTACGGCTGGCGAGGAATTTACCCGGGACATGAAGGGTTTCGCTGGCGCTGATGCTGGCGGGGCGGCCCTAGTAAATTGGTACAAAAGATTAGAAGAAAAGGCCGATATTACCTCTTTTCCCACCAATGCAAACGATACACTATTCTTAACGCTTCAAAATTTGGTATCCGATCAAATCGCAATAGGTACAAAAACGCCTCGGATACTTTTAGGCATAGCAACGGCAGGAAAACTAGGCGACACCCAGGACATTTTAAACAGTGTAAAGGTTATGCAAGCGCGGACCAAAAGGATGCGTGAAATATTAAAGCGTGTTTATAGTGAATTGTTCTTGGGGTTTGAAAATGTAAATCAGGAAACCGATTTCACAATTCAGAACGTTAACCCGTTTGATATTCTGCCTGATTGGGTTGTCAATGCTTTGAGCCAATCACAAAAGGATAAATATATTGCTGAAAATTTCAATATTGATTTTATTAAACCCGAAGATAAGACCGCCGACGATTTAAAAGAAATTGAAGAAATGAATTTTATGAATAAGATTAGAGAACTTTTAAAAGTTACTAGTAATGGCAGTTAGTACATATATTTTAGACATATCGGATTTTACCGACCGGGCCGATATAACGGCCAACATTCAAACCCAAAAGCTAAAAACTTATTTGGGAGTTATACAGGAGCAATATGCGCTAAAAATTTTATGCAAGGCGCTATACGACCAACTATTGGTTGAGATTGCGGCGGATACTTTGACAGATGCAAATACCGCACTGCTTCCATTTGTAAAAGACTATCTAATTTATAAAACCTACGCCAGATATTTATTAAACGCCAACGCAATGAGCACGCCGGCCGGGATACGGGTCCAGGTTGATGCGACCAGCGATCCGGCTTCGGATAAATTTGTTGCGGAACTTATGAGACAGGCGGGCAACGACGCAAATTTTTATCAGGACCAACTAGCCGATTTTTTAGATTGTAATTCAACCGATTACCCACTTTGGGAAGATACCATTTGCGATTGCAGGCGACAAAACAGAACACTAAAAGGGAATAGTTTTAGTAAAATCGGCCAAAGTAAGGGCAAGGTTAAAATTAATTGGACATGATATATAATGCCAAGCCGATCGGGGCTAATACTATCATTGTGAATTATGCAATCCCGATAGATAGCCCGACATTTTTGGCCGTGTTTACCGGTCCAAGAGGTGAAATTAAAACCGTATTAATTCCCAATTCAGAAGATGGCGATTTCTATCAATTGACAATCACCGGCGTTGTAGAATCATACCAGGATTTGAACAGTGGAAACGTTTTTTTTGATACCGAGGGAACATGGTCCATACTTTTACACTTTCAAGCCAGCGCGGTTAACACAAATCCGGCGCTGGCAACTGTTTTAGAATCATTTAAATATCAAGTGAATGGCCGCGCCTAGTATAACAGCATTCCCGGAAAAAATTATCAATACTTTCTTGAGCAAATGGAACGCGTCAAGCCTTCCAATTCAATACACTATAAACAATGATAAATTTCCGGTCGGCGAAACGGTAACAAATTACTTTACCCAGGTATTGATTTTTATTAACGGCTCACTTGTTGCAACGATAAAACAAATTCCGGATTCAAACAACAATACTAAAGTCGATGTTAGAAAATACGCGCAAACCGCACTTAAATTGGTCCAGTCTTCCGGGGTTAGAGACACTAACGCAAGTTGTAATATTTATATAACCGGTTCGGAAGAATATATAGACGCCGCGAGCGTGTCACAATCTAACGCTATCACCGGCGGCGGACCAAGTGTTTTGCATTTTGCCACATTATCGGCGTTGCCATTCGGCGGAAGCCGTGGCGGTAATATGTACGATTATATTATTGATCGTAACAAGGCGGATTTGGGTAAGTTTATGACATTTTTTATTCGTGGCCAGCTCGTTGACTCTACGGCCTTTTTGCTTTCTTTTATTTTGCAAGAGCCCGGATACGACATTGAAGTAAAACAGTTTGATATTAACGCAGGTCTTTTGGTAACTGAATTAATAACTATCCCGGACGAAGGAATCGGCGTTTATAGAATTGATTTAGCTGGCGCAAATTTTGACGCTGATAATATTAGTTATTTAACCGTTGAGATTTTAACGGACACTTATGGCACCGCCGTTTCAGAAATATTTAATATTGATGTTGACCTAGATTGCGCAGTTGCGCCGCTTGCGCCGTCTAATCTTATTGCCGTTGCCGGTGGTGACCCCTCAACAGAAGTAGATTTATCTTGGTCTTCTAATAGTGATGGTGAAGAAACGGGCTTTGGAGTTGAGCGCGGAACCGACGGAATACTTTTTGTACCAATAGGAACTACAGAAACGGGAGTTGTTACTTTTGAAGATACCGGATTAGCCGCCGGCGCTCAATTTTTTTATCGCGTGCGCGCGCTGGGCGGCCTTCCGAGTGCTTATTCTAATACGGCGAATATTTTTACCCTTGATGCCGACGCAAGCCTATTTATTACAAATGCGGTTATTACGGTTCAAACTCAAAAAGATGCAATCAATGTTTTTGTAATAACGGTTAAAGTCATAGGAGTATGGACTAAATCAATCATTATTTATCTTTTTGTTGGTGGCTCAGCCTCACAACATAAATTTAATTTAAAAGACCCTCAAGATACAGACGCGGCGCACCGCGCTTTATTTTCCGGTGGTCTTACCCATAACCCAACCGGAGTAAAACCGGGCGGAATTAATGGAAAGGCTGACACCTTCTTAAATTGTGATTCAGATTTGCCGTGTCAAGATGCTTTTTATTGTATTTATTTAAGAGATACGGTTGAACCTGATCCTGTTACGTTTGCATTTGGGGCTTTTAATAATCCCGCCTTTATGGGAATGCAACCGGACGATGGTGGTCCAGGGCCGCCCTCTCAAACTTCTTATGCTATGGGAAGTACAACGGCAGCAAATTTTATTCTTAAAACAAATGGCGCAGCAGATCAGGTAGGGGTACACGTTCAAAGCCGTAGAAGTAGCACAGATTTTGAGGTGCGAAAAGACAAGGTTATAGTCGATGTTATTAATACCAACTCCGAAACCAACCCAGGACCCACCAACGATACTACGCTATGGGCGAGGGGGTCAGCATTATTTAACAATAACCAAACTAGCCTTTACGCCTGCGGTACTTCTTTAACCACTCAAGAAATGGATGATTTAACAGATGCGGTTACAACCTTTAGAACAGCAATAGACCCATGAACGTAATCAAATTAACAGCAGCAGAAAAAAATTCATTGCTAGATAAAAACGGACTAGGGAAAGAATTTGCACCTGATGAGAGATTTAATCCAGTCCAAGATGATAATAAAAATTGGATTGAAAGTGAAACGGTTTTAGATAGATTAGTGGATTTGAATGTAAAGGAATTTCTTTGGTTAAAAGATTGTCCTAAAATAGAGCACAAAAGACTTATTCCAGAAGACATAAAGTACAAATTATGAGATTGCACTTATTAAGAATATCAGGAGCGAAAGAATCAACCCTTGGTTGGATTTTTATAGACGGCAAGCCGGAGGCCATGACGTTAGAAGATCAATTCCAAAACGTCAAAGTAAAACATGAAACCAGGATACCGGCGGGAAAGCGTTACGACGTTGGATTTAATGAAAATATTACGCCAATGACAGAGCGCTACCGAAAGCGTTTCACGTGGTTTACTTATCACCTGGAAATTAAAGAGGTCAAAGGATTTGAAAATATTTACATTCATCTTGGCAACGATGACGACGACACCAGTGGTTGTGTGCTTGTTGGCGATAGCCAAACCAACAACCAGTATCAAGATGGATTTTTAGGAAATTCTGCGCAGGCGTTTGAGCGATTTTATAAAAAAGTATTCACCGCATTAAAAGCAGGCGACGAGGTTACTATTGACGTTGAAGATTACAGAGCATAAAATTTAATTATTATGGACACCAAAAATTTTAAAGAACTTAAAACGACATTGGCGGGCTTCGCCGTTTGGATAATGGACGGCTTTTATTTCATGGCCCCTTACTTTTCAGATAAACACCTTTGGCACGTGAATGAATATGCCGTTGGTATTGGAGTTGTTGCCGGGCTTCTATTGATATTGGCCCCGGATCGATTTGTTGATTTCTTATTCAAGTGGATGGATAAAAAGAAATGAAGGTAAAAAAAGTAAAAGGAAACAAAATTTCAATGGCTCAATTAATTGCCGTATTTTACGCAAAAGATGGATACAAGTTCATAAAAAAGAATGACAGCGATTAAAAATCTTGGCTTTATTATATTGATTGTCGGGGTTGGCTTCGTGGTTGTCGATATGTTCGGGCCCGCACCTGAAATCATTGACCGGACGGATTATTTTAGGGGCCAGAATGACAGTTTAAAAACTGTTGTAGAAACGGTTATTGAATCGAATATGGAAAAGGACTTATTAATATCACAAATACAAAACCGATTCGATTCAATGGTGCAACGAGAAAACAAAATACATATTTTTTATGCAAATGATCGTAAGAAATTATTTACTGACATTAATGCTACTGGTCGGCTCAAGTTATTCAACAGCAGGACGGGATATTGATTCATTGGTAACTGTTCATATGAGCCAAATTGATAGCGCCCTAGTGATGTTTAGCCGGTTGGATGAGTGTTTACACGTTCAAACCATTAAAGTTCGTCAGATCGCTTTAAAACAAGCCGAAATTAACCAGCTTGTTGAGCTTAGGTCCGGCCTAAGAATGATTATTTCAAGTCAAGATCAAATGATTGTAAACAATGATAGCATTGATTCGATTCAAAAACGATTGATAAGGAGCAAAGACAAAGAAATCAAACGCCAGAAGCGCCAAAAAATAATTATCGGAATTGTCGGGGTGGTTTTAATTATATTGATTTAAGTATACAGGACTGTATCAATCTATAATCCCGAGTTCTTGACCCTTTTTCTGTGTTACATTTTTCACAAAGTGTTTGAAGGTTTGTGGCCTCTCCACCCCCGCCAGCAATTTTGGGAATTATATGATCAAGGGTTAAATTTTCCAATGATCCACAGGCTAAGCACTGATGTTTATCTCTGTGAAAAACAAAAGACCTTGTGCTACTATTCATCGGTAGGAATTTGGCCCTTTCAATTTTATATTTTTTTAATCTCCGCTGATAGAAGCTTGAAAGGTCTTCTGGCGGTCTGAATGAAGGTAGATTTCTACTTCTTATTGGTTGTTCTTTTTTATCACTAAACCAAAAGGGGTCATCAAAAAAGCAAATTTCGTTTGCTGGCGCTTCCGCCTTACCACATGATTTGCACCATCCATTTTCTATAATTCCGTTGCAGTGTATCACTTATCCTAATTTAATAACCACCCACGCAATCAGCGCGAGTGCTAGCAACGTGCCGAACACCATTAAAAAGAAGCGCCGATATTTCCGGCCGTTTATCCAATCTTTAATATCGTGGATTAGATAGGTTTTCCCGTCCATTGGTTTTAGACTCTTTTCCATTTTTTGTTTTTTATAGGTGCGCCCATGTCCGCCGGAGAATAATTTTAGATATTGTCGTGTCGGTAACATTATATATTTTAGCAATTCGCGCCAGCGTGAGTTTTTCAATATCTCTAATAGCAAAAACCTCCTTATCGGTTAGTTTAGATAGCGAATGTTTTTCACCCCTAGGCATTAGGCCGCTGACACTTGCGTGCAGTGAGTTTTCATGATATGTAACCCACTCTAAATTAATTAAATTATTATTAGACTTGTTTCCATCTTTGTGGTTTATGCAGTGTTTGTTTTCAGGATTCGCAATAAATTTAGCCGCTACTAATCGGTGAACCAATTGTAATTTTCTTGAATTGTTTTTACTAAAACCAACCTGAAAATATCCCGAACTGATTTGAACCGGCTTTAGGATTCTTTCTTTTAAAAATCGCCCTTTCGGGTGCCGGCTATTGACTAGTCTTTTTAAACTTTTAACATTTCCAAAATTTGAAACCTGATAATATTCCTCACCCTTTATATTCTTAAAAATCTCATTCATCATTTAACCATTGCTTTATATCTTGGATTTTCCTTTCTCCCAAATTCAGTTTATTGTTAAGCCACTTGTTAAAATAAACTTTCTCAATAGGGATTTCCACGCACGCTTGCTTCTGTTTGATACCAAACCTTTTTTTGACCAGGTTTCTTAATTCATTTTGATTATCTGACATACTACAAATGTAGTTCTTTAAACTTTACTAAAAAAATTGTAACCTTTTACTATATTTATAGTATAATGTATTATATTGCATTCAACTAAACAACTAACAAGATGAAACACACAAAAGGAAAATGGGAAGTTATTTATGTTTCCGGAATAGCTACTGGCGTTGGAATTAAAGAAGAAAATATTAGCTTATCTGGAACTTATTGGGAGGCGATAGTCAACACTGTTTTACCGAAAACAGATGGAGAATATGAAGATAGTAATATAGAAGCCAACGCTAAACTAATCGCAGCAGCGCCAGAATTATTAGAGGCTTGTAATTTTGAAGAGTTGTATTCTGAATTAATGAGCAACGAGGTAAAGATGCCCGCTAGAATAAGGGAATTGGTTTTGCAGCAAATCAGAAACTCAAGAGAAGCAATCAAAAAAGCAACGGAATGAAACCCTTAACTAAACAACTAATCAAATCAGTAATTCTAGTTACTCTTAAAAACGAGTTTGCACAACTACAAAACAAATACACTGACCCTTTTTGTAGTGTCGTTTCTATGTTCGAGCTTGTTAGCCCTCACATTATAATTGATTTTGAAACCAAGGCCGAGGTTTGCACGGGCCTTGGCGACCCTATCGATTTAGGTGATAGGATAACTGATATTATCGTGAGTCATTCTGAAATAGAAAGGCCGGTTTTACACGCTTCGGACCTTTCGGCGCAAATGATTAAGGGCTTACTCGAAAGGGCACAACTAGAAGATTTTAAAACCAGTTTGATATGAGTGATTATTATATTTTAGACGGACACGAAACAAAAAAATGCAATGATGTAATAGAGTGGGGCAAATGGTTTCAAAAAAACGATAAAAATAGACACGTTGGCTATGATAAATTTGGCGACGTTAGGGTATCAACTGTATTTTTAGGTCTGAATCATAATTGGGGTGGAGATATATTATTATTTGAAACTATGATATTTGGTGGTGAACATGATGAAGATCAATGGAGATATTCTACATGGGAGGAAGCAGAAATTGGACATAAAGAAGCGGTTAAACTTGTACAGTCATGACACTAAACCAAAGACTAACCAACAAAGCTAAGAAGCAATTGATTGCCGCGAATAAAATTTGCCCAGCAACTGTTGCCGGAATAAGAAAGGAATTCAAAGAAGTGCAGTATGTTCATCAATTATCGTTTCTTATCGGATGTGAATTCTGCACTTATGTTTTAAATTCTCATATTAGTAGCTCACTTGTATTTGATGCCTTTAAACGGATTTCAGAATGAAAACAACCGACAAGGATGTTATAAAATGGCTTGCCGTTTACGACGAGTTAGCACAAAAATATGATTCTATGAAGTGGAACAGACTTCCAGAACTCAATAACCTACTTCAAAAATTTGTGATTGTGCTTAGTCAATTAGAACACGAGCGGGCCAACGCTCACGAAAAGCACAACGAGATTGTATTTAATTACGAAGGCGCCGTGAACCGCGCAATCATTGAGGCGGACCACGATGTACCCGAGCTATATATGTTACGCCGGATTATGGAAGCCGGTTACCAAATTGTCGGATCAATCAGGAGTAATATTAGTACTGCCAATAAAGAAAACTAAACTAAATAATTAAATAATGAAACAAGAATTTCAAATGACATCAGAAGAAATGCAGGATATTATTGCCATTAATAAAAATAGAATGCCAGTAATGAAAATCGGGAATGTAACTACGGGAATGGATTTACAGAAACGCATCAATGAATACTGGAAGGGGCTATCCGATAAATATGGATTTGAGCAAATGACAGTTGAAGGAAGTAGCAGGGGGAAACTATTTTTTCTTGCAGAAGCCAAGCCAATAGTAAAACCCAAAAGTCAAACCGAAATTGCGATGGATAAATATGATACTCTTCAAAAAATAATTAATCAACTTGAATTTGTTGATTATACAAATGAACACGGTGAATCAATTAAAATGAATGTGGCATTCATGAAATTGAAACAAATGGCTAGTGTATAGGATCAATCAGGAGTAATATTTCATCTATGAATAAAGAACAATGAATGATAAATTTAAATTAATTTGGGATATAATTTTTAATTATAACAAGTTCTTATTCAGGAATAAAAAAGAGATTGTATCTGAAATAATGGACTTCAAAAAGTCATGTACTGAAAAGCTGGATTTCTTGGTTTTCGATGCAGAAATGAAGGGTCTTTGTAATCATACTGGATTGAGAACGGTTAGATTATATGGTCAGCACATACGGGGTATTGACCATAAGACAACGGTTACTGAAATATCTAAAATAGTAAATCCTTGGTCAGTGTTTTACGAAGGCATTCCCGCACACACTATGAAAAACGAAGCGGCAAGAGCATTGGCCGAACAGTTAGTAAAATTAGACTTTATAAGAACAAGGCCAACTCCCAACCCAAACGTAATTGAATTTTACATAAACGTATTTGAATAATGAGCACAAAAGAACTAACACCATTAAGCGAAAAATTTTACGCACCTATCCGAGCGGAATTTATTGATAGGGGTGATTTTGATGAGGCGGCATTTAAAAGAGAGGCGTCTTTTGCAATGCAGATACTTGAGAAAAACGAATTCCTACAGACAGCAAATAAAGCATCAATATTAAAAGCCGTTTTAAATGTTGCCCAAATCGGATTATCATTAAACCCAGTTCTGAAACTATGCTATCTTATTCCTAGATATAACAAGGCTCTTAAAGAGTGGGAATGTATTTTAGACCCCTCATACATTGGACTGATAAAATTACTGACCGATTCAGGTTCGATTAAGTCTATTCAATGTCAACTGATTTATCAAGGCGATGAAATAGAAATCGATCTTGCAACCGACCGGAAAATTATCAAGCATATACCATACATTATAACTGGAAACGAGAAGGGTGAAATCAAGGGCGTTTACTCATTAGCCATTTTACATGATAATTCTTTTCATCCTGAATTAATGTCATGGAAAGACGTAGAAGAAATACGCGAGCGGTCCGACGCGTGGAAAGCATATAAAAAAGATAAAACAAAATCATGTCCTTGGCTTACTGATGAGGGTGAAATGACTAGAAAGACAGTTTTAAGGCGACACTCAAAGCACTTGCCCAAAACAGCACAAGAAACAATTGAGGGTGAGCGCTTCGAAAAAGCTATAGAGCTTTCAAATATAGCCGGCGGGTCAACTGAAGCAACGAGTCATAACCAAATAGAGTATATTGAAGCGCTTATAATATCATCAATATTGAGCGAAGACGAAAAATCAAAAATCCAATCTGAAATTGTATCATTAGATTATGCTTATCAGGCGTCGAATGTGATTAAATATTTACTAGATAATCAACCGATAGTTGGCGTTGAATCTTTTCCGGGCAATGAAACAGAGATTAAAAATTTGACCCACAAAAAAGCAATGGAAGATGGGTAAACTTAAAGACTCAATCCAATATCTTGAATTGCAAGCGGTCGCCCCGGCGATTACCCGCGACCTTGTAAAGCAAGGCGTTAAAAATATTGATTACGACGAGAACCGGATTTTTTATAACCGTGACGATGGCATACAAATCGCGATCACATTTGATTTATGGAATAATAAAACGGGCAAACCTGAAAAGCTGATATTATGAGCGAAAAAAATCAAATCAAATCCAGGCTGTTATCGGGGCGCGGCATATCGCCCCTGTTCGCATTAAAAACTTTTGGATGTTTCCGGTTAGCCGCAAGGATTAACGAGCTTAGAAACGAAGGAATGAGTATTAAAACAACGATGATGCAACATGATACAAAGCGTTTTGCATATTATGAAATTAAGAAAAGTTAGTTGTTAGTTTAGTGGGCGGCGTGCGCTGGAATACTCGTCGCCCCTATTTTAAAAAAAGAACTATGGAAGCAAAAGAATTAAGAATCGGGAATTGGGTATTAGATGACAATAAAGAACAATATCAGGCGAAAGCAATTACAATATCATTATTAGATGGGGGGAATATTGGACCTCATCCCATCCCACTAACCGAAGAATGGCTGGTTAAGTTTGGGTTTGGGAAAGAACATGAAATTGATGTTAATTGGCAGATTGATTGCGGTGAATATAGATTATCTATTACTATGAATGGATTTTCAGGAACACTTGACAAAGAACCTCATTGGTGGTTTTCTATTAAAACAGGATACGGAAGCCAGCCAGTAACATTAGTAAGGGATTACGTCCACTCCTTACAAAACCTATACTTTGCATTAACCGGAAAAGAGCTAATAATCAAATGAAAAAACTATTATTCATCCCGTTGTTGGCGCTGGTTGTGCCGGTGGCAATTCAGTATTATAGAAACAAAAGAAATGAAACCAAAAGAAAGAAAGTCTAAGAAGCGCAAAGAAATAGACGCGTACAAAGAAGAATTGAAATCGTTGACCTATTCGGAACTCAATCGCGAGGCTATTAAAATCGCCTTTAGTCTTATGCAAGAATGTCCAAATACTTGGCAAGATTCATTAAGAATCAACCGAAAACATTCAGCAATATTTGAATTAATGAAAGCAAAATGATTAAATTGCATAAGGTTAAAAAGCTGACTAGGGATTTCAGTAATTCTAACTAAAAAATTTAGGCTTTGCCCGAAGGTTCCCTAGACCTGGAGGCCGAGCCTTTTTTATTATGGCAAAAGACCCCGCTTTTTTATTTTATCCGAACGACTACATAGGCGGTACAATGGGAATGACTTTTGAGGAAAAAGGCGCTTATATTGAATTACTTATGCTTCAATTTAATCGAGGTCATATGACCAAACATATGATAGGTCAAAGCATAGGTCAACTTTGGGTCAACATTCAGGACAAATTTTTAAAAGATTCGAAAGGTCTATACTACAACAAGCGATTGGAAGATGAGCAGAACAAACGAAAATCCTATTCAGAAAGCCGTAAGAATAATAAATTAGGTATAAATCAATTTAATAAAAAGAAAAAATCAAGAGGTCATATGATAGCTCATATGGAAGATGAAAATATAAATGAAGATTTAAATGAAAAAGAAAGTGAAAATGAAATAGAAGTTTGGCCAACCTTTGAAGATTTTTGGATTCTTTACGATAAGAAGTCCGGTGATAAAAGAAAGTGTTTAAAAAAATGGAATAAGCTGGGCCAACTTGGTAAAGAATTTATTATGCACCATGTTGAGAAGTATGTAAAATCAACCCCGGACAAACAATTCAGAAAAAACCCAGAAACATATCTAAACCAACAACATTGGGAAAACGAAATTTTAACAAATGAAGAAAACGGAAGAGGTAACAACGCCGAAACGGTCCAAAAATATATTGACATTATTTCAGAGCAAGGGAATTGAATTATTCACTGGCACTGACATAACTGAAATAAATAAACACGGCAACCAACTTAGCAAACTAAAAAGGATTGCCCCAGATGAATTGCTTTTAATGATGAGTGTAGAAATTGAAAAACTTTACAGCATGGTAAATGTTAAAAGGCGAATGGATGAACCCGGCGTTGTGGCTTTTTGTCAAAAGTTAATCAGCGAAAAGTACTACCTAAAATTTGAAGAATTCCAATACATTTTAAACCGGGGTGTAATGTGTCATTATGGAAAAATACTTGACCGTTTAGACGCGGCCGTTTTGTTCGATTGGATAAGACAATTTGAAATGTCAGGAGAATTAATTTTATCGTGGGAACTAAGTCGGGACGAAAGAAAAAAGAAAGAAGCAGAAAGAAACATATCAGTTTTGGAAATGCCAGGGTTCAAAAAAATGGTTGGGTCGAAAATAGAAAACCCAAAGGATGATGAAGATAAATATAAAAAAGAGCGTGACAAATATCTATCAAAGGTGGATAAATCGCAGTGGACATAGTTTGTGCGGCCGTGGTGAAACGATCTAATTAAAATGATACATAGATATATAAAATAATTTAAACCTCTTAAACCGAAAGAAATGAGCAAAGATAATTTTTTTAATATGGTGGTGGGAGTTTGTTCTAATCACTTTAAAATTTCAAAAGAAGTGATAAGGGGCCACTCGCGAAAGCGTGAAATTGTGGACGCCCGATTTATTGCCATTTTAATTATGACTTTATTGGAAGAATACACACTTGAAACAATAGGATTATTCTTTAGTGGTCGTGATCATTCGACCATTTCGAACGCACGAAAACAAATCAATTTAAGGCTTGCCATATATTCAAGATTAAAATTAGGGTTCGAATACTGTGAAAAGAAAGCCAAGTTTCTTTTGGGCCAATCAAAAGATGATCCGGATCAAATGTATTTGTTTATGACAAAAATAAATGAGAATCGCATATTGAACACCATAAAGACTAAGTGATATGACAGAAACCAGGTTACAGTATTTAGAGAATCTTATTAATAACCCAGAAATTGAGGATTTTTTAAAAGGTGTAAAATTAGAATCTGCACATCAAATCGAGCGCTGGGGAATTGAAAAAGAACAATCTAAATATCCGCATGATTACGCACTGGTAATTAGTAAGCTAGTTGGTAAGTTGGCAGTTGATATCTTTGATAAAAATACCGACAAGTACAAACATCATCTGGTTACTATTGCTGCGGTTGCATTTAATATTCATAGACAAATTGAAAAAGAAGGAAGTGGAATTAATCATTATTTTAAACACCGTAAAGAGCTTGTAATATGACGGCAGAAATAGTAAGACCAGATAAAAAAGATTATAGTCGTGATTGGGATGGATTGTTAGCAATGAACGCAGAATTTGAAACCTACATCGACCATTTAGAACAATCCAACAAAGAGGAGGTAAGTCTACACTTTATTGAGGGGATGAAAAAAGCAAAAGAACTTTTGTCGATAGGGGGTAGCGCAGATCATTATCAAATGGAATTGGACAGTATAATTAAAAACACCATAAAGAGTAAGTGATATGAAAAAAGAAGAATTTACGAGAAAAGAAGTTGTATTGATTATTCATCAATTACTTCAAATGCCAGATTTATTAACTGATGCTTTTAGCAATGAGCATACAGATAATGGAGCAGAAGAATTGCTTGAAATTAGTGAGGAAAAATTAGCCGATCCAAGATTTGGGTCTCCTCGCCATCCTCCTATATGCGATGAGTAAAGGAGTCTTAAGCATATCGGAAGTAGATGAATTTATTAAAACAATAAAAAAATAATGGAAATCACAGTGAAAATAGAATGGGACAAACCAGATGATAAAAATTGGTTGAACCAATTTAATATTGAGACTGCACTTTCGGCGTATTGTAAAAATACTAAATTCAAAGTTACAGAGATTAAAAAACTACGCGTAAAAAATGAGGGTGCAGATGCCAAAGAATCTGCCTTTTACTATTTGCTGGAACTTGAAAAATCAGAACAATCCCACGAAGTTGACATAGACACATTTTTCGAAACCTATTTTGGAGGCAATCAGAACGTAAGTACACTGACGCCATTTGCGTTAAAAGAATTTGCACAGGCATACGCCAACAACTCCACCGAAGAGTCAGAACAATCCCACAAAGCGGATAAAGAAATTGCAGACATTATAAATAGAAACCCATCATCATTTGAGTGGCTACTTATTAAAGGAATGGAGATCACAAATAGTGAGGGAAAGTACGCCTCCTTCGAAAAGCTTTTAAACACTATAAAGAGTAAGTGACCATGAAACAAGACCAAACAATTCGGCTCGTCTGCCTTTGCTTAATTTTAATAGTAGGGATAACTATCTATTTTATGTGGCTAATCTTAAAGGACGTATCTTTAAACCCATGAATGAAGGGCAATTATATCGCTACGCGTTACATCGGTTTGAAATGATTGAGATAATCAGGACCAAAAGAATCATGAAAATATTTGATTTTCCAATAGTGTTACATAAAAATTGAGATATAATAAACAATAAAAATAATGAATGACATAAACAAAATTAACACCTCAACAGAAGATGGTAAAATGTTATTGGCTGCAGTTGCAAAAATTACAACCGAAAGCCAAACAAATAAAACCCCAAGTCAAGTAATGAGACAAATAACCAGGCTGAAAAATAAAATGTGTTGGCCCATAATACCAATATAAAAATGGCTAAAAAACTAATTGAAACGCCCGAAATAATGTGGGCCTTGTTTAATGGCTATAAAAAAGAGGTTGAAGATAACCCCTTCAAACAAAAGGACTGGGTTGGCAAGGATGCCACAGAAGTAAAGAGGGAATATATCAGGTGCCTTATCATGGAAGGGTTTGAATGTTATGTAATGGATCATACGGAGATAACATACCCGGAGTTGTCAGCTTATTTTAGTGATAAAAATGATGCTTATGGAGACTTTTACTCTATCTGTTCGCGAATAAGGCGAGAAATTAGAAAAGATCAACTTGATAAAGGGTTTTCAAACTTGATTAATCCATCAATTACCCAACGCATGAATAATCTAAAAGAAACCACCGTTTTAGAGGCAGCCGAACAACCGTTGTTTCCGAAGGTGGATAAACCAAAAGAAATCGAACAAGTAAAACTAAATTGATATGGAAAAAATTATAGACAAAATGCCAGGGTGGTTGATTATTACGATTCTGCTACTTACTTTTTGGAATCCTATTTTATGGGTATTTATGGCCTTTTCACCGGGAGCACTTAAAAGTAATGATGGAACAATTTTGTATTTGATATTAGCTGCATTTATTGGATTCTGTTGGTATAAGGCGCTAACATGACCAGTGAATTTGTCCGCACCACCGCGATAGATAAAATACTAGAATTAACCAAGCGCAAAAGGGTTATTAAGGGCGGCACCTCGGCCGCTAAAACATTTGGTATTATTGCGACACTCATTGACGTGGCGTGCGAGAATCCAGGCATTGAAATTTCAGTCATATCGGAAAGCGTTCCGCACCTCCGCCGGGGTGCATTGAAAGACTTCCTAAAAATCATGAAAATTACACTTCGATATAAGGAAGAAAGATACAACAAAACCCTATTAAAATACACCTTCAAAAATGGCGCTTACATGGAGTTTTTCAGTGCCCAGGATGAGCGAGGCGCCCGGCGTGACATCCTATTTATCAACGAGTGTATTTATATAACCTTCGAACAATACCACCATTATGCAATAAGAACAAACGGCACCATATTTTTAGACTTTAACCCGGCCAATAAATTTTGGGTTGATGACGAATTGCTAGGCGAAAGCGACGTTGAAGAATTAGTATTAACATACCTCGACAATGAAGCACTTGAACAATCGATTGTAGATGATATTGAAAAGGCAAGGGAAAAATCGAACACGTCGGCATATTGGGCCAATTGGTGGCGGGTGTATGGGCTTGGATTGCTTGGCACGTTGCAAGGCGTTATATTCGATGATTATGAGATTGTGCCTAACATACCTGAAGGCGCCAGATCGTTGGGCTACGGGCTTGATTTTGGCTATACGAACGATCCGAGCGCGCTTGTTGAATTATTCAAGTATAATGATACGATCATATTTGATGAATTGATTTACAGGACCGGATTAACTAACCCGGATATTTCAAATGAAATGCAAGCGGTCGAAATGGACATTCGATTTGCTGAAATTATAGCAGATAGCGCCGAGCCGAAAAGCATTGAAGAAATAGGCCGGCTTGGATGGACAATTTATCCGTGCGTCAAAGGACCGGATTCAATCATTCACGGCATACAGTTATTACAGCAGTATCGGTTCCTGGTAACCGAAAGGAGCGTTAATATTATTAAGGAATTGCGGTCTTATATGTGGGATACTGATAAAAGCGGGGCAAAAACAGGCAAGCCAATTAAATTATGGAATCACGCTATCGATGCAATGCGTTATATTGCAGGCGAAAAGCTATCGGGCAAAGCCGAGGCAAGTAAAACAACTGTTGGCCGTTATAGCGGTGGAAGAAGAAATAGATAAATTATGACAGAAGAACAAGAAAAACAACTATTTCAACGAGCGCCCTTTTTCGTTGCCGTGCTATCATGGTTTTTTATCCTATTAATATTACTGCTTTTAATCGGATGTTCTGGCAACGACATTGACCCGGACCCAAATTCTTTTTGCATCTATCAACGCCCGCCGATCAGCACCAACGCCCAGGACATAGGCACCAAACCTTGGCCCCTTGTCAATTGCTTAAACAATCCATACCATACGGTATCTTCGGCAAGTTCGAAAGGATTTGCAACGGTTGATTGTGAGTGCCGAGACTTTTATTAGTATCTTTATCGAATCAATTATTTTTGAATCATTGATGAAAACGGACGTTTGGTTGTAGCTATGTGCTTGCCCCGTCCGTTTGCTTTTAAAAAAATTGATTATTACATTTACAGTGCGCCCAGGCGGGGCGTTTTCACATCAAACAATTTAGTTTACGGGGTCCGCTCCTCAGTGGGCGGACATTTTTACATCAATGAAATATGGTATTAATAGGAATTAATTTTGAAAAATGGGATTGCGCGGCAAGTTGCGGAAGACTAAGAAGAATTTACAACCGCATTTATATTAATAGGTGGAGATGGACGCCCTTTATTTTTCTACGGTTCAAAATATTACCAAAATAAGTGCAGAAATACAAGATAAACGGCAAGCCAATTCAAATGCCAGACGGCTGGCACGATGTTAAATACAACGATGCTATAAATATCATTGAAAACAACTTAGATGCCGTTTCAATATTCTCGCTATTTTCAGGCATAGATAAAAACACGGTCCGCAAATTCAACAAGCGAAAAGACATATCACATTTTTTACAGGGCTTTCCGTTTCTGAATAAATTACCACTTCAACAAACGCCGCAAATCCCAAGATCATTAATTTACAAGGGGTCCAGGTATCATTTTCCGCACGTGTTTTTGGATGATGAATATGATTTTGGCTATAGCACCATTGGACAAATCGAAGATATGAAGGCCATAATCGTAACCCAAACGAAAGAGATTACGGGTGGCGAAGACCGGCTATTAAATAACCTGGAATTAATGAAGTTATTTCCGCCGGTTGTTGCCATATACATTCAACCCATTATCGAACAGGAATACAACTACAAACGAGCAATGAAATTGGCCGATGATATTCAAAAGGAATTATCATTTAAAGAGATTATCTTCATGGGAAATTTTTTTTTGCTGAAGTTGGGCGCCTCAACCAGTGGGTTGAAAACGGGATTGCACCCGCTCAATTGGATGCGAAAGAAATCGAAGCAGGCATTCAGGACATTAATAAGAACTTTGGATTCTACGCGACCCTAGACATGGTTGCCAGCCATACAGGGCAATCCGACGAACGGCTTCTAAAACAATCCTTTTATACGTTTTACTCAAAAGTTTTTTACATTACCCATATTAACGCATATCAGAAGCGATTGAGCAAAATTATATCACGACGAATATAAGGGGGAGAATATGCCAAAATTAGTAAACTTTTTTAACCGCGTAGAAATCGACGGAATACCATATTTAAAAAATGAAATAAAACCAATTCTTGAAAAGAATGGTACAATAACGATTCGATATTGTATGGCATCGGATCAAATTCAGCGCCGCGTTGAAAGGTTATACCAAACAGAGTTTAGTACATGGACTGATGTAAATAATGCTACTTATTCTAGTGTTGTTTTTCTATTGAATGACTTGAATCTATTTCTATTTGAAGGCATAAAGGAGCCATTACCAGTCAGTCCACAAGACAGCATTATTCTAGGGTCATTAATTATACCGTTCGATCAACTATCTGACGTTAGAAGAATGAATGCGGATTTGGACGGTACTTCCACCAATGATTTTACAACGTTTGTGACATCTTCAGGAGAATATCAAGTTCCTTCGGATAGAGACTATGTGGTTTCAATAACGTCTTTTGCCACAGACAGAAGGTTAAGTATGAGCCTTGGATATGCTGACAATGCGGCTGGTTTGAACTTTGTTGAATTGATCGACGAAACTATCATGTCGCCACAGAATAACTACTCGAATGAAACCGAATTTATATTTATTATTCCATCATCAAAGTTTCCAATAGTAAACAACACCGCCAACATTACCACCGGATTCGTTATTTTACAAGGGATAGAGTCAGCAACAACAGGAGCGGCAGCGTTATCTAGTGTTCAATCTCTTCAGGGATCATTTAATTTTATTGATAAACAGGAAGCAACAAACAATCTTTTAAGGGTGCGTAATGATACGGCTTCGCTTGTTAATATAACAGTGGGCCAGGTGGCCATAACTCTATTAAGTGAGAATACACTTCGTGAGGGTTATTCGGTATCGAACACGGGATTAAAAAACGTTCTAATTAGATATAAAACGGCGGCAAGCGATAATAATTTAGATGGGTATATCTTAGAAGCTGGTAAAACCGAAATATTTCACAAGTCTAATTGGGATGGTGAAATCAGCGCAATAAGATCAGACACGATGGGATCACAAACGAGTCTTATTAAATGTATGGAATGGTAATAATATGGCAAATATAGTAATCACAAAAACCGGCAATGCAATAAATTTAGTATTCAATAATGAAACGCAATACCCATATTCAAGGGCAATTTACCGCGTTAATAATATCGCAGAACTGCACCACCACGCCAATAATGTTATGATTGAATTCAGCAATGGCGCTAAAAGAATGTACACGTCTAACCACTCAAACACAAACAAAGATATTGGAATTGTAGACAGCGTTGGTGGGGTCAATACCACCACGCTAACAATACTATTCGATGAACTTGAAAAAATGATTCAATAAAATTATGGATTACCAAGCGATATATGATTATTCAAACGACATAAGTCAAAATCTTGGCGTTTCGGTCAAGTGGGTCCACGCTGACAAACAGTGGCTCAACTTGGTGCCAGATATTGACGAGGGGTTGACGTGCTGGTCGCTACCATTTCCAAGCACGTTTAATTTCACCCCTAATTTTAACCGGACTTGGACGCTTCGTTTTGTATTCTATCAACAAGATGATCCGGATTCTAATTTGGACCAAAATGATACTGAAAAAATGCAGGAATCTATTCGGACATTGGCGATCACGGACCGGGCAGTAAATTTGTTTATCCGGTTATTCGAATCTAACGACATCAACGACGAGTTGGACAAGGCAAGCCAAAAATTAAGCGTTGTGAGCGGGACCACCGAACCGGTGATTAGGGACACCGCAAGTCTTTTGACCGGAACGCTCGTAACACTCACGGTTTTATTTGATGATGCTTTCAACTATTGTTCATTAAGCACGCTGACATAATGAAAATACCAGAACCAGGTTTGCTTTACTTTGACCAAGTCGCTGCCACTTTTGATAGACTTGGGTGTGATGCGCTTTTATCAAAATATCAGCTATTCGCAGAAAGAAAAAGTAAAAATATGCACGAAATGATGATGAAATATTCGGGTATCATAGTGACACTTCCGCCGGAATCACAATATGTAACTTTTAATATAACATCATAATGGGCGCATTGACAGAAGTTTTAAACGAGTTCGGCGAAAACACCGTGACAATCATTCGGGATAATATGCGGAACACAGGAACCGATGCCAGCGGGCGGACTTCGGCAAGCCTAAGGCACGACATGATTAAGCCGAACAGAGTTCAGGTTAGCGGCAAACCTTTTATCTATGTGGTCGAAACCGGACGTAAGGCAGGAAAGATGCCACCAGTATCAAAGATATTAAGCTGGATTGAAACCGGTAAACCGTCTTTTTCAGGATCGAAGATACAATTCGCTTGGGCTATTTCGCGGACCATTGCAAAATTAGGCAGTCGATTATTTAGAAAGGGCGGCCGGAAAGATATTATTACCCCGGCCATATCCGACGAGCGGGTTAATAAGCTGGTTGCCGATGTTGCCGACATTAGTTTAAGTTTTTATTTTAAAGCAATTGAAGATGGCACGAAACCAAATTAAATGGATCAAATTTAATTATACCTTTTATTTAATCGACGAAAACGAATTCGTAATTGCAGAAATGAAGGTTAAAAAATGGAAAGATGGCACGAAGCGGTAAATATTCGATCAATCTATCATGGTATAATCTATTGGGCGGAATAGAACTATTCTCATTTGTGGCTCAAAAGTCTTACGGTTATACAATAGGAAAAGTGACCAAGGCAAAACGTGACGTATTCAACGATTGGGATAATGATTTTTTGGATGCCGAAGTCGAAATAGACGTTTTAGATATTCCCGCAAACGAAACGATTATAGTTAGAAGCCAAGATTTAACCGAGCAACAAATAACTGCCATTGCTCAAATCAAAGTTTCACCGGTGGTCAATGATGTTGACCAGGGCTTACAGGTGTCAATCGATCGCAAGTCCTTCAACTACAGAACGGACGGCGACAAGCGCCATGAAATTTCATTCATCTTGACATATCCCGATTTGATAATTCCTACATTATGAGAATTAAAGTCGGCGACATTGTTTTAGATCAATTCAATAATACAATTATTGCCCAAAATTACGAGGTCAACGAATTCGGGGATTTGTCCACCCGGACCGGTGGGTTTAGTAATGACTTTACTTTGCCGCTCACAACCAAAAACGAAAACGCGTTGGGCTTTCCGTCCGATTTGAATATATCAACACGTGAGCCATACGAAAAAGTAGACGCTCAACTAGTGGATGTGGGCGCAATAGTTGCCATTGGATATTTGAGATACAAAAAGATAGAAGACAAAACAATCAAATGTGCATTTTTCGAAGGCAATACCGAATGGTTTAATCTATTGAAAGACAAAAAAATGTCAGAGCTTGACTTGTCGGCATTCAATCATAACTGGGACTATTCAACGATTGGCGATTCAATTGCAGACAATAAAACGAGCGGTTTTGTTTACCCTCTAATTGATTACGGACACTTTGTAAATCAAGCACTAGCAACGACCACCGCGATAGACAGTGATCAAATGTTCCCGGCAATGTTTATTCATACTTTAATGACAACAATATTCAATGAAATCGGATGGACACTTGGCGGTGAGCTTGTCAGCTATTCGGCAAATGATCCATATTTTAGAATGATTCAACCGTTTTCGGCCCCTGATTTTGTAGTCACTAATCAATTTATTATAGACCAAACGATAGAACTATTAGAAAACTTTACGATACCAATTTCAAACGGCGGCACCGTGACAACCGAAGTCGGTTGGGTTGGAGGTAATAACATAAATGTCGGGGCTAATCATCAATATAGTGTACAGGCATTTTTAATCGGCGAATGGGACGACGTGACGGCAAACCAAATTTTAGTCGAGATAAAAAAGGATGCCGCAATTCTTACTACTAGACAAGTGGGCGTGACTATTGGAACCAATGAACTGGAAATTCATTTGACATTGCCCGAAACGTTTCTAACAACTGAAGATATAAGCGTTCAAATTGGCATTAATTCGCCAGGGTCAGGCACGTTTACGGTCACTTCTGGAAATATTGCTATTATACCCGTTCAGGAAATTACGGTAAACACCCAAATAACAATGGCTTCAACCATGCCAGATATGCTTCAAACTGATTTTGTGAAATATATATTCTTTTGTTTTGGCGTGGTACCACAACCGGACAACTATAGCAAATTATTAACGCTTGATTTATTCAAAACTATAGAAGACAATATTCCTAGCGCGTTAGACTGGAGCGATAAATTAGACACGTCTAAAAAGACCACAACGGATTTTACAAAACTGCTTAATAAATACTCAAGAGTATCAATTATAAATTATCAGGAAGACGACGACGACCCGGAGCTATCGGCATACAAAGCCGAAACGGAAGAAAATTTCGGGCAAGGACAATTTGATATTAATAATGAGCACTTGGACCCGATCAAAGAAATATACACGGCGCCATATTTTCCAATGATTAATATTTTATCCTTTGCCAGCGGTCTTTATATTCCTCAAATTAAATTTTTTATTGAAGACCCCGACATTCCCGGCACATTTTTAAAGGAGTTCGAACCCGTTCCCAAGGTTGCGATTATGTCAAGTAATATCTCACTAGCTGATTTATCAATTCAACAGGCAACCACATTGGCAATTACCGACCCGGACGATGGCGGCAATATATCTAATCAAACAAACATCCCATTCACATGGTTTGCAAAAACCCAATACATACCCGAGGTTGACGGATTTTTAGATTCTCTTGTCTTCGGTCAAATCAAATTTCCAAATGTGATCGGACAACCGTTGAAGGATGAATATTTACAGGACTATGAAGATGTTCTAAACGAAATGAAATTTATTAGTGCGTTTTTCAGACTTACGGAAGTAGATATAATTAATCTTGATTTTATGATACCCGTTTATGTTAATAAGTATAAATCGTATTTTTACAGAAACAAAATTAAAAATTATAGAGGTTCAAAGATTAGTACCGAAGTTGAATTAATACGAATTGGCAATGGGTAAAGAAAAGATTCTAGCACGTTCATTAAATGATTTGCGATACGAACTAGTTACACTAATAAAAAAAATAAAGAGCATCAATGTATCAACTAAAAGATTCATTCAACTTCAAAAGTCAATTAATAGATTGAGATTTGAAATAATAAGTTATAATACATGGCGGACGAAGAGAAGACCATAATAATTGACATAGAGGTTACCGACATTGACCAAGAGATTGGCGATTTAAACACGGTATTAAAAAAGAACCGTGAAGAAATCAAAGAACTTTCAAAGGATTATGACAAGAATGCCAAATCAATTGCCAAACTAGAACGGGAAAATAAAGACTTATCCGCATCCAAGCGTGAACTAATAAAAGACAGTGAGGCCGAACAAGGGTCTTTAAATAAATTACGGCGCCAGCTTGTTGCCCAGGTTAAGGAAAGAAATAATCTAAACAAATCAACCGTTGAGGGCGCTAAAAGATTTGCCGAACTTCAAAAGTCTATTAAGCAACTAAGTTCTGAAATAAGCGGATTTGAGGAAGACGCGGGCGACTTCCGGCGCAACGTCGGCAACTATCCAGAATTATTATCCGAGGCCACGGCCGGGACCAATGTTTTTGGCGTGAGCATTGGCGGCCTTATCGCAACACTATCAAAAGCGATCAACCCATTTACTGCAATGGTCGGAGTCGTTGGCGCACTCGGCGCGGCTTATCTATCAACCGGGCGCGGATCGAAAGATTTGGCAAGGGCGCAAGATAGGCTTTCGCTAGCATTCAGCACCGTTGGCAATTCAATTGCTGATCTTTTAGGCTCGGGCGGTAAGGGGCCAATTGATAAACTTTTAGAGGGGTTTCAAAAATTACTTTTTGGGCTTGCATCTACGGCGGGAACAAATGCAATTTTAGCTATAAAAGAAACCATAAGAGAATTTGAACTGGCTCAATTAGAGGCCGACAAATTAGCAAAAGATCAATTAAACTTAATAGAAATACAAAGGCAAATCCGCGACGAGGAAAGAAATACACTTGGCCAAAGGGTTAGAGCTAATATAGAAGCTGGCCGAATAATTGACGAGCGCGAAACGGCGTCCCTTGAAACCCAACAAAAACGGATCGATAATTTAAAAACCCTGCTCTCTCTTGACCAAGACAATATTGAAATTCAACTTCAATTAAAACAAGCCGAGTTTGAACTTGCGGACATTCGCGAAGAGGCCCAGGGTTTCAGGTCCGAGGCACTTATAAATGATTTGGCATTGTCACGTGAGGGCGCTCAACAGCGCAGCGAACTAAGGCGCCTGGAATTAGAAGAGGGATTAATCACAGTCGAAGAAGGGTCACGAAAAGAGTTTGAACTAAGACAACAAATCATAAATGAAGTTTTAGCAATTGAATTAGAAGCGGTTGGGAACAATATTTTAGCCCGTCAGATACTTGAACAAACTGCCAATAATGAGCGGATAAAATTAGAGGAAGAATTTTTAAATGAGAAGTTGGCCGGAATTGTAACGGCTACCAATAAACAACTGGCCGCCGAGAAAAAACTAAAAGACAAGGCCGCCGCCGAAGATAAAAAACGCGATGCGGCACTAAACAAAAGCAAAAAGTCATTAGAAAAACAGGCGTTAATCGACGTTGCCACAATATTAGGCCAAGGCGAAAACCTACAAAAAGCGTTCGCGCTAACCGAAATAGGGATAGATACAGGCAAAGCGATTTCACACTTAACAGCCGCGTCAGAAGGAAATCCGGCGAACACGGTGACGTTTGGTCTTGCCGGGGCTGGTCAATTTGCGGCGGGGTTAATTAGAATTTTTGCTAATATCGCCTCGGCTAAAAAGTTTCTTGGTACTTCTACTAGTGCGGGTGGTGGCGTTAGTCCGGGCGGCGCGGGTGCACAATCAGCAAGTGCGGCGGATATAAGCGGCGGATTGCTCGGGGTCAATGCCTCTTTATTATCTCAATTCTCAACGGCTCCAGGGGCCGCAAGTGAAAACGCAGACGCAGCGAGCGCGGGACTGGCGGACGCAAATATTGAGGTTTCCGTTGTTGAAATAACGGATGCACAAAACAACCTTAATACCAAAGTCGGAGAAGCTACACTGGGCGGCGCGGGTGGCACGGGTGGCGCGCCAGGATAAAACTTATGCTCAATCTGATAAAAGATATTAAACTTAATTGCCCAGACCAATCGATTGAGGGAATTGTAAAATTTTTAATGAACCGTGGCGACTTGACATATACATCAGACTCGCACCGCGAAATCTATTTCTTTTATCAAGAGGCTAGAAAATTACCACTAACCCACCGCGAGGCCAAGCAAACCACAATGCAATTATTCAAAATTAGTTCGACCAGCTTTAAACAGATAATGAGAAAGTATAATGGCTAATCTTTCTTCTTTTTTGGTAAGCGGTCATAAAGAACCTCACACCGTTTGTGTAAACGATCGATCATTTTTTCTAATTCTTTGACTCTTTTCATAGGGGCACTAATTTAAGTCCTTTTGGTTAATTCCATAGCATTAAAAATATTTTTGTTATGTGGATCACAAAGAAAATCACATTTTCATTTATAACGAGATTGGAACCTTTGGCAATTCGCCGGATGAAATACAATCAGAAATCAATAAAATCCCGGATGCGGATGAACTAATAATACATATTTCTTCGCCAGGTGGTGACGTGTTCGCCGGCTGGACAATAGGTAATATTCTCAAAGGGTCAGATAAAAAAATCACAGTAATAATTGAGGGGCTATGTGCTTCGATTGCTACTTATATCGCTTTGCAAGCTGACGAGGTTCAGATGGCAGAAACGGCAAGGTTTATGATTCACAACCCCGCCATAATGCTTCAGGGTGATGCGTCCGATTTGAAGGCCGCCGCCGAACAATTAGAAAGCATAAAAACCGATTTGGTCAATTTATACAAAACCAAAACTAAGCTATCTAATAAAAAGATTTCTGAAATGATGGACGAGGAAACTTGGCTAACTCCAAAAGAGGCCAAGGAATTGGGTTTCATTGATTCAATTATAACCGGCGCCAAGGCCGTTGCAAAACTGGAAACAAAAAATATTCATAAAATGAAAGATACTAAAGATACCAAAGACAAGGAATTGAACATGGAAAGTATTTCTAAAAAATTCCTTGACGGATTAGATAACATAGTCAAAAACATTCAAAAAATAACCGGCGCCGAACACGGAATGATCCTTGATTTAGAAGACGGTTCGCAAATATTTATTGATTCCGATGATGGAGAGCTGGAAGGCAAAGCCGCCTTTACCGTTGACGAGGAAGGGAATCAAACCGAAACCAAGGCACCGGAAGGAACGCACCTTTTAGCCGATGGTCGAAGCATAACTATAAACGTGGACGGTATTATCGAAAGCGTTCAAGAGGCGGACGCCGAACAGAAAGACAAAGCGGCCGAAGTAACGGCGGCACTCAATAAAGAGGTTGACGAATTAAAAGCGAAGTTGGAAGACAAAAAAATCAACGAAAAGAAATTGGCCGATGAAATGGAAGTGATGAAAACTAACACCGCTTCGGTAATTACAGAGATTAACAACCTCAAAAAAATGACAGTCGGTGGGCCGCCGATAATTGCGAAAGGAAACATTAAGCCTATTAACAAAGCAAATCAGGCGCAAATTGCGAAAGAAATCGGGCTTAGTGGATGGGTTAAAGATTTTATGAAACTTTAAATATTTAAGTAATGGCTGAAATTGAAGTTGGTGTAGATTTTAATTACACCTATAACGGAAAACTTTCTACAGACGTTTTATTTTGTCCGAGCATAAACACCCCGGCAATTAGCGATCTGTTTACTATATTTCCGAAATTGAAGTATAAGCAGCAAATCGCTTTATTACTTCCGTTGACGAAAATCATAAAAGCGTATACCAGTTGCGCCCGTACGTTTACGGACGGTATTGATATTACGAATACCACACTCGACTTGAAAGAGCTTGAGATTAATATGGAGTGGTGTAAGGACGATTTCGAAGGACTTGTTGGCAACGTTCTAGCTGAAGAGTGGCTTCGAAGTGGGGTAGAAGAATTTAACCCGGAAGGGACTCGAATTCAACAAATCATTGACGAGCACGTAAGTGACGGCGCAAGGCGTGACACTTTCAGAATCCTAAGTTTTGGAGACCTTCTTGATGCTGATGCTGACTGGAATCAAATGGATGGATTATGGACGCAGTTGATTGCTAATTCAGGAACAGGCTCGGCCTATTGCGTGCGAAGGACTTCCGATATTGCTGGAGTATTGGCAGACGGGGCGGCGCTCACTGCACTGCGAACTATGTTTGAAGACAGCGCAATAATTCTAAAACAGTTGCCAAATGAAATGAAATATTTCGCGGTTACCGGCTCTGTTTTTGAAAATCTGTTGGCTTCTTATGAATCCAATTCACAAGGAACAGAAAGACAATTCACCCTTTTGATGGACGGTGCCCAAAACTTAACGTATAGAGGTATTCGAATTATGGCGATTTATGCTTGGGATGACGCGTTGAACGATACTACTTGTCCACTATTCGGCAGGGATAATTTGATACTTTATACTACCAAGGCGAACCAAGCTGTTGGCGTTGATGTTGAAGCAGATCAGGAAAAAATTAGCGGGTGGTACGAGCGTAAGGATCGAAGATTTTATATCGAAGGATTCCAGCGTTTGGGATACACGAACATTTGTTGCGACCTTCAATCCATAGCCTACTAGATTATGCCTTGCGGAATAACAGATGGAATTGGAATTGATTGTGATGCGTTAAAACGCGTTGGAGGCGTTGGTAAAGATGCATGGATTTTTAATATTGCTGATTTACAAATACCACCATACACAACCGGGTCCAACGGGTGTATTAATCAACTTCGATTCATGGCATATAAAGGGTTGTTCCTGTTCAGTTCACGAAAACAGGCACACTCGGGGGGCTATGCGCCAGCGATTGGCGGCGAGGGTGGAAACAAGTTTTACACTCACGATGTACAGATAAAATTGTTTTCTGATGATTGCGACGAAGATCAAATAATTGAGGAATTATTGGTCGCGTGCGTCGGGATAATTTTAGAAACCAATAATGAAGAATTCAAATTGTTTGGCGGGTTTAACGGGATGGACCAAATAGAAGGGGGCGGACAAAATACCGGCCAGGTTCAAGCGTCAGATATTGCCGATACTTTAATTTTTCAAGGCAATGAAAGAGATTTACCGAAAAGGATTTTGGATACTGATTTCAATACTACGAAAGCGTATATCAATTCTTTGGTAGTTTAAAATATTTAAGTTGGTTGGTTAAGTTCTATTTGAATTAATGACAATAAAAGTGCTCTAAACGAAGGGCACTTTTTTTGTCCTTTATTTTTTTATATATTTACACTCATGGATAGAGCGGGCCAACTGTTAAAGTCAATCGACGAAGCGGGCGGATTAGATTCGTATAAATTAAAATCCAACGTAAGTTTATGGAATGCGGCGCTTGTTTTATATCGCCGTGAAAATCCACGCAACCGGGTGCGAAAGGGTTGCGAATCTTGCATTAAGGTTATTTATGATTGGCTCAAAGTAAATGCCTGAACCTCTTCTAAACATATGGCAAATTTATTTCGACGAGAACGGGCGAAAGAATTGCTATCCCGAATTCAATCATTACGACAACTCTAAAAATCTCACAAAGTTTTTTGAAAACAGTGTGATCGCTGAACTAATTCAAAACCACGAACACCGGAAGGCTAAATATTTTGGGGTTTTTTCACATGACTTACGAAAGGATTTAGTATTTAAAGACACCGAAACGAACGCACAATTCACACCCAACGCATTAAAAAAGACCATAGAACAGAATGAAAATATTGAGGTTTTCGGATTTGAAGGAAGACGCAAACAGGAAAATATAATTTTACAGGCCGAAAACTACCACCCCGGATTTGTAAAAATGATGGAAAAAATCTTACAGGAAACCGGATTTTGTGAGATACCGCACAAGTTGGACCATATCATTTTGTTTAATTATTTTATTGCCACTGCTGACGTTTACGAGGCGTATGTCACAGAGCTACTATTACCGGCAATGCAAGTGCTTGAAACTATGCCAGAAGCCATGAAGGCAACGACATACAAAAAGCTAAATACCGAAACGATTGGAAGGTTTACAGAGGCTTTCGGAAAGCCTTATTATCCTTATCATCCGTTTTTGTTGGAGCGGTTGCCATCCGTTTTTGTTCAGAAATATAAGCCATCATTTAAACATATATTTTAATGAATATCAAAACCAAATATTCAATATCAGATATTGTATTGATATTAAGAGCAGAGCAATTGCATTATGGGTTAATCACTGAAATTTGTTTTACATCCAAGCGCGGCGATAAAAAAAAGATAAATACAAGGATTAATTATTCCATTGATTTAACGGGATTTGAAACGGTAGAGCGGAGCGAAGACCATGTATTTATTAATATAGAGGACATACCAATTAGGTTATATAATGAAGTCAAAGAAAAATCAAAAACCAAAAAATAAACCAGTAACAAAAGAACAAGTGCAATATTTTAAAGATAATAAAGAATACAAACTTTTGATTACTGGTAAATCACCCAATCGAAGACAAAGAAGAATGATAAAATGAAATATGTAACTAGTCGATATGTCGGAAGGTTAGGAAATAATATGTTTCAACTAGCGGCCGCAATTGGTTACGCCCGGCGATACGGTTATGAGTGGGCAAGCCTAGACAAAAATATAGAGGTGCCCGAATGGTTTGACTACTTTCCGCACTTGCCCAGGGGTCCGATTTTACAAAGGACATACTCAACCCTTGCGCCATGTGATTATGATTTCAAGCCAATCCCAAATATGGGCGTCGTTTATTTGCAAGGGTTTTTTCAGAGCAAAAAGTTTTTTGAAAATTGCGAAGATGAAATTAAAAATGTGTTTAGCATCCCTGATCTTGGTGATGAGTTTAAAAAATACTGTTCGATACACGTGAGGCGTGGTGATTATGTAACACACGCAAGCGACTTTCCGCCGGTTACAATTCGATACATTCACACGGCGATAAAAGAAATGAAGGAGCGAGGCCACAAAAGATTTATGATTTTTTCCGATGATTTGAATTGGTGCAAAAAAATGTTGCCTGGTATTGGGCTATCCGAAGGACGTAACCCGTTTGAAGATATGACAGTCATGGCGAATTGTTCAAATCACATTATCGCCAACTCATCTTTTAGTTGGTGGGCGGCGTATCTTGGAAAGAACCATAACAGGCATATTATTGCACCGTCGCATAAAACTTGGTTCGGTAAAAAAAATGGAGTGGTCCAGGCGCTAGGTACGCCAAAAGATATAATCCCAAAGGAATGGCAACAAATAGATTTGTAAATTATGAAACCTATAATATTTGGATTTGTTATTATTATATTTTTGATTTTAATAATTTTATTTGCGCCCTATTTTTTTAAAGTTATTATGTCATTTCTTGTCGGGTGGTTTGGGTCAATATTATACGATATAATTGAATAAAATGACTTTATATTATGATTGAAAAAGAAACACGGAAGCCAGATGTTTCAACAATTAGAAGACTGTATGAGAATTGGAATAAAGCATATTATAAAAAACAAGGAAAGACAATGATAAGTTTGTGTATAACAACTTTCGAACGCCCGGAAATGACTTTCAAATCTTTTGAAAAAGTCATTGGCGACGACCGTATAAATGAAATTTTGATAATAGATGATTATTCAAATTGGTCTAACTTTGCCAGGTTAAAAGAACTTTGCAACTGTGTTCCAAAAATTAACATTCAAAGAAATAATAGAAATCTTGGATGTTATCACAACAAGCACAAAGCAATTGAACAAGCCTCCAACGAGTGGGTAATTCTTTTAGATTCTGATAATGTAATTGATTCAAAACATTATGTAGGCCCAATATTTAATCATACACTTTCAAAGGATACAATCTATGCTCCTGAATTTGCACGGCCTCATTTCGATTATACAAAGTTTACAGGGCACACAATAACCCGCGGCAATGTAAAGTCATTTTCAAACATTGATAAATTCGACTGCCTTATAAATACGTGTAATTATTTCTTTCACCGTGAAACATTTCTAAGCGTTTGGAAGGACCACCCCGAGCCTTGGACGGCGGATACTCTTTTCATGAATTACAATTGGTTAGACGCGGGCAATAAAATTTATGTTGTCGGGGGTATGCAATACGATCATTTGGTTCATGATGGCTCACACTATAAACACAATGTAAATAAAACCGGGGATTTCGCAAACGAACTGATGAATAAACTTAGAAGATTATGAGATTCGAAAACCTAAAACAAAAAACGGCGGTTGTACTTGGGGCTGGTGGTTTCATTGGTTCGCACCTTGTAAAGCGATTAAAAAAAGAGGGTTATTATGTTCGCGGCGTGGATTTAAAATACCCAGAGTTTTCCAAAACGCAGGCTGATGAATTTGTAATTAGAAATCTTGCGTTTGATAATGTTTACCCGGCTGTTTTGGTTGATGAATGGCAAGAGCCCTATTATCAAGAAAGGGCTTTCGACGAGGTTTACCAATTAGCGGCTGATATGGGCGGCGCTGGCTATGTGTTCACCGGCGAGAATGATGCTAATATTATGTATAATTCTGCACAAATAAATTTAAACGTTTTAGTCTCGTTACGATATTTAGATTTTGCCGGTAAAATATTTTATTCTTCGTCAGCCTGTATCTATCCCGAGGAACTGCAGTTGAATTATGATAGTGCGGGATTAGCCGAGGCGGACGCGTACCCGGCCAACCCGGATTCAAATTATGGATGGGAAAAATTGTTTTCTGAACGGTTGTATTTGGCGTTTCAAAAAAATTATGGTTTGAATATTTGCATTGCAAGATTTCATAATATTTTTGGACCCGAAGGAACTTATAAAGGCGGGCGCGAAAAGGTGCCGGCAGCGATATGCCGAAAGGTTATTGAATCTGAAAATGAAGTTGAAGTTTGGGGCACGGGACTTCAAAGGCGTTCATTCCTTTATATCAGCGAGTGCATTGAGGGCGTTCGCCTGCTTATGAAATCGGATTATAAATACCCTTTGAATATTGGCAGCGACGAGCAAATCAGTATTAATGATTTGACGCAAATGGTTTTAAAAATATCGGGCAAAGAATTAAAGATAAAAAACATTAGCGGCCCGGTCGGCGTCGAAGGACGAAATTCGGATAACACGCTGATTAAGAGCGTATTAGATTGGGCGCCCGGACAACCACTTGAAATAGGAATTGCAATTTTATATAACTGGATTAAATCACAAACAAAATGATTACTAAAGCGCAATATGAAGGGGCTACAAAGTTAATAAAAGATTATAATAATCAGGAAAAAACAATATATCTAAATAGAATTTCTAAAATAGAAAGAAATGATTTTGTCGTATATGCAGGTAAAGACACTAAAATTTTAACTAGTGGAAATGAATATAGAGTAACTGGCACGCCTTATATTCACAACAATGAGAGCGCATATATTAGAATTAAAACAGATAGCATATACGGCACTTGTGTTTGTATTAATTCAAGATTGATAACCCGAATCAATAATGAGCTTATCCCCAAGTGAAAAAAGAAGTGTTTTAAATTGTCTGCCTTATTTTTCAAGTGAGCCGGTTGTATTTGATATTGGATCGAACAAAGGAGAGTTTACAGATTTGCTAATCGATAACGCCGCAGAAATTCACCTATTCGAACCTAATGAAAGGTTATTAATCTACACATCTGTGAAATATTGTGACCGTAAGAATGTGAAATATTGTGAAATGGCGGTGTATAATCAAGATAATTTAAGCGATATTTTAAAATTAAATTTTTACTACTTCATTAATGAAAACAACGGTCTTTCAAGCCTGTACCACAATCCAAAATGGGATAATCTCCCGATGAAAACGGGTTCTGTTTATACGATTACCATTGATACTTACGCCGAAGTAAACAATATAAAAGAAATCGACTTTATTAAAATTGATGTCGAAGGCGCCGAGTGGGATGTAATCCAGGGCACTGAAAAGATGCTGGAACGCAAGGCAATCAAGTATATTCAAATCGAATATAGCCCGCACTATCAATTAAATGATTATACTTTTAGGCGCTTGATTGAATTTGTGAACGGTTACGGTTACAGGGTTTTTTCGTGTGATGTTGAAGGGCTTGAAATGACACCTGAAAATTTTGTGGAAGATTACAGACTGGAAAACTTTATTATCAAAAATATGGAAATTACCGAAAATTGGAATAGTGAATTTAAAAAGAATACCGAGGGTATGCGCTTTGATTTCGCTTTGGAAATAGGAGTTTTCGAGGGTCTTACTAGTTGCTACATTTGCGACAATCTTTTGAATGAAGGCGGCCGGATGATTGCCGTGGACCCGCTCAAAGATCAATATTTGGTTACCGAATTAACCCGCGAAGCAAAGACATTAAACAAAGAACTTGAATCTATGTTTAGGGGTCAATATAAACGATTCAAAAGAAATATAAAAGGGCGCCCGATTGAGTTAATCAGGAAAACAAGTCGCAAGGCGTTCAAGCAGTTAGCGGAATTACGCTTTGATTTCATTTATATAGATGGCGACCACCGGCGCGCCGAGGTTTACAACGATGGCAAAGAATGTTTTACACTTTTAGCCGTTGGCGGCCATATGTTGTTTGATGATTATGAGTGGCGACCGGAAACTAGAGAGGGAATCAATAAATTTTTAATTGAGCACGAAGATTATTTGATTATAAGTTTCAAGGGTTACCAGGTAATGATTCAAAAAATTTGTGATGTTGCCGACCTAGAAGCATACCGGGCAAGAAACAAAATTTATTAAAAATGAACATTTTAGAAGATTCTTACAGTGCTTTTATCAACTTGGACCACCGCACCGATCGGCTTGAACATATGGAAAAGCAATTAAAAAGACTTGGGTTTGGAATGCCGGGCATGAACTTAAATGCCGATAGAATTCGCGGAATGTTACCAGGCGAACTAAGAGATAAGCCAGGAATTAAAACCATGATGGACCGAACGCCCGGCGCCGTTGGTTGCCACTTTTCCCAGGTTAAAATAATGGAGCGGGCTTTAACATTAAACCGTCACGCGCTGGTAATGGAAGATGATATTATTTTTTGTCAGGATTTCAACGAGCGGATAGATATGATTTCTGACTTTTTAAGCCCTCGTGTGTGGGACGTTTTCTTTTTAGGCGGAACTTTTCACGTGCCCGCCTTTTGGCACCGCGTCGGAAGCTCTGGAATGATGCCTAATTGCAGTGCTCAATTGGGCCAGGACTGCGAATGGTTAGGTGATCTAAATTTCAAGCCGGAACCACGATTTGTTAAGACTTACGGTGCTTTTTCTACCTTTGCATATTTTGTGAACATCAAAAGCATTCAAAAAATACTTGAT